ACAGGAATTGGCGCATCAGGCTCGACTGGTGCTACTGGGCCGCAAGGCCCGCAAGGCCCGCAAGGCCCGCAAGGCCCGCAAGGCACACCCGGTGGAGCTACTGGAGCAACTGGATTGCAAGGCCCACAAGGAAACGCAGGGCCAGTTGGCGGACAGCGTTGGGCATATGTTGGAAATGGATCGCAAGCAATATTTAATATTTTAGGAGCGACCACAACAAACCCTCTTGGTTATTCGGTTAATATTGACGGCATCACGCAAGACCCTGCGAATTATTCTGTTTCGGCAGGATTGCCATATACGCTTGCGATGTCGGCTCCAGTCCCAAGTGGATCGACAATTGTCATTACTTCCTTAAATGGCATTACAGGCGCGACTGGCGTTGCTGGTTCTGCTGGGCCTTTTGGTGGAATTCGTTGGGGATATTCTGGTTCTGGCAATACAAATTTTGACATTACTGGAAATACGACAAATAATCCTGTTGCATATATTGTAAATATTGATGGAATCACACAAGACCCAGATAATTACAGCATATCTGGAAACACATTAACTACTTCGTCTCCAGTTCCTGTAGGATCGGAGATTGTTATTATTTCGTTGAACGGAATTCAAGGTGCTACAGGACTAACAGGCGCGACTGGGCCAAGTGGAGGCCCAACTGGGCCTCAAGGCGCAACAGGAGCCACTGGAGTATTGCCGCCTACAAATTTCGGTGGTGCATGGGCATACATCGGTGATGGAGTTCAGCAAACATTTGCAATTACAGGTGGATTGTCTATACTTGCTCCAGCATACCTTGTTCATGTCGATGGCGTTTATCAAAAATCAACAAATTATATCATTAACAATGTTATCCCAAGGACATTAACTTTCTCGACACCGATACCATCGGGATCAGAAATAACGATAGTATCACTATCAGTAGCTTAACAATAAAACTAACAAAACTAAAATAGAAAAACTAAAATTATGCCACTAACTAAAGCAACAACTAATGTAGTCAACCTTGACAAAGACACGATCATCAACGGACTTACTGTTGGTAGAGGCGGCGGGGATCAAGGAACAAATGTCGCGCTTGGACTCAATGCACTATCAGTTAATATTAGCGGTCAAAAAAATACATCTGTTGGAGAATTTTCAATGTATAATAATACAACTGGAATTCAAAATACAGCAATTGGTTCAAACGCGCTGGCCTTTAATGTAGGAGCAAGTAACAACACAGCAATTGGATACCAAGCAATTCAACAGAATGTTTCTGGAGCTAACAATACAGCTTGCGGGTGGTATGCACTTGCTAATAATATAACGGGCGGCCAAAATGTAGCCGTAGGAATTTCTGCACTTTTAAATACAAACACAAGCAATAATGTAGGAGTTGGAGGCAATGCATTAAGTGTTAATACAAGTGGTGCTTTTAATACCGCAATTGGATATAATTGTTTAAATATAGCCAATGGTGCATCAAACATTTCTGCAATAGGATACAATGCTCAAGTAACTGGATCAGACCAAATTCAGCTTGGCAATCCATCAACTACTACTTACGCTTATGGAGCAGTTCAAGATCGTTCTGACATCCGTGATAAAGCTGATGTTCGCAATACTGAGCTTGGACTTGAGTTTGTCAATGCACTTCGTCCAGTTGATTTCAAGTGGGATATGCGTGAAGATTATCGCCCAGAAGCACCCACTCCTGTGATTAAGCCTGCTGATCTTAAAGATGACGCTACCGAAGAAGAAAAAGCTAAATACGCTCAAGAACTCGCCGCATACAACGCTTACAAAGTTGAACTTGATAAATGGCTTGAAGATGTAAAACTTGCCAACATCACTCACGATGGTAGCAAGAAGCGCAATCGTTTCCATCATGGCTTGATTGCACAAGAAGTGAAAGCAGTTCTTGACGCTAAAGGAATTGATTTTGGTGGTTTCCAAGATCACTCTGTCAAAGGTGGCGACGATGTTCTTTCGATTGGTTATATTGAACTCATCGCTCCGCTTATCAAAGCAGTTCAAGAACTCTCTGCTAAAGTAGCCGAACTTGAAGCTAAATAAACGATAGTGATTGTTAGCCATGCGGTGTAGAAATATGCCGCATGGCATTTAACTAGAAAAAAACATAAACATGAGCTACTGCACGCCTTGCCCACCTTGCGACACGGAGTTTCCGTTGTTGTGTGAACCACTTGAAACAACTGCCAACGGTAAACGACTGGTAGTAGAAGACTCTGCTGCTTGCCAAAAGACAATTCAGAGTCCAGTTGCCCAACAAGTCTTGAAGACTGATGGTGCTGGTAATTTGACTTGGACTAATGGGGCGAATGATACTGTTCTTGGAAAAGACTCTACTGGTAAAGTTGAGTTTGTTCCAAGTGTAAATAACATTCTTCAATCTGGCCCAGTTGATCTTGGTAGCCAACCATTGACTACTACGGGAGCAATTACTGCAACAAGCGTTACAACAACTGGAATAGTAACAGCGGCAAGCGTAACTCTCGCCGCAAATCCAACTACAAACCTTCAAGCGACAACTAAACAATACGTTGATGCCGCTGATGCGCTGAAGCTGAATAAAGCTGGAGACACGATGACTGGTGCGCTTATTGTGAATAGCACGATTGCCAGCAACTCGACCATCTTGGCGAATGGTAACGCATCCAAGATTGGATACAATACTGGTGCTGGTGGGACGATTACACAAGGTGCAGGGGCAAAGACAAATGCTGTTACACTCAATCGTCCTACTGGAATTATCGTAACCGATAGCGCGGCACTCGCGGCCAATACTGGGGTTGGATTTACCTTTTTCAATTCAGTTATTGAAGTTAATGACATTGTATTGATTAGCCATATAGGTGGAGGAACGGTTAGTGGATACAACTTTGCGGCATTTGGGACAGCAGCCGGCTTTACTAATATTGCAATCCGCAATATCACGGGAGGAAGTTTGTCTGAAGCACTGACATTGCGTTTTATCGTAATCAAGAGTGTCAACGCCTAATGCCAGCAGAAGGATCAGTCTTTGATGGATTCACAAGTATCATCGCGCAAGACGCAGATACTCATCCATCGTATTTACCGGAGTCTGTAGTATCAGAGTCGGTAAATAGGACATTCCGAGGCGGCATCAACCGGACAAGGCCGAGCATTCGGAACATTCCGATTCTTGCTGGAGCGGGACAAGATGAGACTATCGTTAACGATATTCTTGGTGGTAGCTTTCAAGGTGCGTATCCATATCGTGCAACTAACTTCAGAACGAGCGATGGAATGTTGCTATCTGTATCTGGGATTATTTATTTTCTCAAGATCGTAAACAACCGAGCATTCGCCTACAAGATCATCGAGGGTAACGATCCGGGCATGATGCACACATGGTTCGTGCAAGCCGAAGATCGGGCGTATATCCAAAACGGCTACCAGAATGCGATAGCATGGGATGGAGTATTAGGAACGCTGACAGCAAACGAAATCCAAAACGGAGACTACTGCGAGATTGTATCGGTTGGGACTACAAACTTTACTTTGATCGGCGCACCATCCAATACAGTTGGAGTCAAATTCACAGCAGTCATCACAGACACTCAAAGAGGAACCGGAACAGGCACAGTTAAGCTACCTGCCTACCGACTGAACCCATACTTGGCAAAGATGCCGATTGGAACGATCATGGAGTATGCCTTCGGGCGCGTCTTCGTAGCTGATAGGCTCAATCAAATCTACGCATCTGACATTATCTATGGTGGCGGTTTTACGGACACAAAGAATACCGAGAACTTCACAGAGATAGGATACTGGGCAGAAGGTGGAGCGTTCTCTACTCCAGCCATGATGGGGAATATCACAGGGATGAAGGTCATGCCACAGATTGGAACCAACCTTCGCGGCCAAGGTGAGCTTGTAGTCCTTACTGGTAACGGAGCATTCTCAATGGATGTCTCTCTACCAAGAAGCCAATGGAACACATCAAACATCCAACGCATCTCACTCCTTGGGCGTGGATGCACATCTCCATACCTTGGACTCGCTAACTCTGAGCTTTGGTTTAGATCACACGATGGTTGGGCATTCTATTCCAATAGCCAATCTGAATTTGCAAGATACTTCTCGCTTCGTAAACTATCAAGGGAAGTAAACAAGTGGGTCGAGAATGATACTCCTTGGCTGAAGCAATTCGCTTCTACGATGTTTTTTGATAACTACATCATCAGCACAGTTTCTCCACAGACATACCGCACAGAAGGTGTAGAAGGACTGAATAGGTATCATAGGGGTATGGTAGTTCTCGACCTCGACCAATCTTCCTCTCCCGCGCCAGACGCACAGCTTTCTTTCCGCTGGAATGGAATCTGGACAGGAATCAGACCAACTCAACTTCTGACTGCATTGATCCAAGGTGAGAAGCGTGGATTCGGATTCTCGTTTGATAAAGACAACAAGAACCGACTATACGAGTTCACTATAGCCCAAGGCGACGACTACGGGCCTAATGGAAGCAGGCAGATTGAATCCTTCTTCACAACTGGAAGGTATGACTTCAATCGAAGCGGGGCCACCAACAAGTTCCTCCGTAAAAAGATTACTGGTGGAGAAATGTGGATGAGTGAGATTAAAGGAGAAGTAGATAGCTATGTCGATTTCCGCGCTGACTCTAATCCTTGCTGGTCACAACTGAAAGTGCCTACAACATTCGGATGCAACCCATGTTCACCAGTAGTAACTGAATGCTTCCCGCAACGAGGTGGCAATCGCTACAAACGCTACAAGTTTAACACACCAGACCCAAGCGAGTGTAATGACTTGGCGGGAATCCCATCGGTAGAAGGATCGGAATTCCAGATCAAAGTAAACCTAACCGGAGCAGCTACAGTTGACAGAGTAAGGTTGATGGCAAACATCAAGAACAACGATGACTCTCCAGTTGGTGACTGCCCCGAAGAAAATCAAGAGTGTGAACCATTTTTGTGTTGCCAAGAGAAATATTGGCAATACAATATCGTGAATTAATCTAATGGACAATCAATCTTCGTCTCCAGCACTTACGTTTCCAAATGTTCCAGATGACTTCTGTCCAACTGGTAACTGGCAGAATGTATTTCAGCAGTTCATTGATGAAGTTCTTACTAACGGAACCATCAATGTGCCGGGATTGGGTGATGTAACTCCAGCGCAAGTTGCTCAAATCAACGAAGACCTTGCTGACCAGCAGAGTCAGATTTCGGCGAACACAACAAACATTGCCAATCTTACTACGCAGGTTAATGCTATTCCTGTCATTAAAGCGCGTTATGGTAATATCGGCAGCGTTCCTGTTGGTGACTCTATTCAGACTGTATCGTTTGCTGCATTGCCTTCCGCGACATACGGAATTTCTATTACGCCTACCTGCAATGCAACGATTGGAACTTCTGCTACACCATTGCTTGCTTTGGTTGATGGCAGCAAGACAACTACAGGATTCTCTATCCGTGTAGAAAACAATCTTTCTCAAATAACAAGCGTGGATTGGATGGCGGTTCACACTTCGTAATAAACAAGCCATAGAAAAACTAAACATATGACACCACTAAAAGGAACAGACCCACGTCTAGTATCAGGCGGCTCACCAACTCGCGGAATGATCCGTGAAGGTATGGGCAATATGAACCCACCTAACACTGGCAAGAATCCATATTCCAGCGCACCGCTTCCTAAATCTGGCAAGCCCGTTGGCTCGAAATAATTATCGGAAACGATAAAAATGGTATTCGTAAACGATAGTTGTTGCTCATCTTCTTTGGATCGCAAGCTCAAGCGCGGCGACACCAGAAATAAAGGAATAAAAAAAGATACCAAAACAGAAAAAATATTAGGATGTTCTTTTAACTTTTTTAAATCATATATTGAAACTCGCTTCAAAGAAGGAATGTCTTGGGAAAATAGATCAAGTTGGCATCTCGATCATATAGTTCCATTATCATCCGCAAAAACAAAAAAAGAACTTATCAAATTAAATTATTATACAAACCTTCGTCCACTTTGGTCAAAAGATAATTTATTGAAATCAGATAATCCGCTGGAAGAACAATTAAACTTAATCTAAATATGGCTGACACATTAGAAGAAATGGTTGAGTTGATTAAGGGATTCGCAGGTGATTCTGGAACCTGTTCGTATGAACGCGGGGTTAAGGCTGTTAATCAAGCTCGTAGATTGTTGTGGAATAAAAGAGGCTGGACGAGCATAGAGGAGTATGTTCAAATTTGTTGTGTTGATGGGTGCTTTACTCTTCCAAGTAGGTATGAACAGATAAAGTTGGCATGGGTGGGAGATGAGTCGGCCAGTTTAAATGATGAGTGGTTCAATGCGACCAACGCCTTCGCTCTTCATGCAGACCACTCATGCCATAGGGGGATTGTAGAAGTCGGAGGACTCCATGTCCTATTCCGCGACTACACAACGAGGGCATACCAAATCGGAGTAATGGCCGAGGAGGCTGAAGACATCGGCGTAGAGTTGATGTTTGAAGCGCAAGACCAGTATGACACCTACCACAAGGTTAAGGTGGCTACTGCCAATCCTCCAACGCTGGCGAAGTCTGATCTCCTTGTGAAAGGAATTCGTGCAGTCAGCAAACCAGTAACCAAAGGCAGGATTCGGGTATATGCCTACGATCCATATTATGAAGCAAAGACGCTGATAGCAATCTATCAACCGAACGATGCTAATCCTACATTCCGTAGGTTCAAAGCACCGAGGACGTGCGAGTGTATTACGCTTTACGCATCGAAGAAATACTTTGATCTAACCGATCCGAAAGAATTAGTTGAGTTCATTCCAGATGCGATGATCTATGCTGTTCTTGCATTGAACTCGCGTGAGAATCGTAAGGCACAAGAGTTCTTGAGTAACCTGTCATTGGCCGTGCAAGAGCAGGAGAAGGAGATGGAAGGCTTAGAAATTCCAACTTGCGCTCCATTGCGGATAGCAAACTATAGTCGGGCAGACAACCTAATCGGTGCTGATATATTATCACCAACGCCAAACGATTATTTCCTCTACCGATGACTCTGACAATTCCAGACAAGATTGAAGCAAAGAGCGTAATTGGATATGGCGATCCAAACTACGAGCTAAACTTGATGGACTTGGAGATTCTGAAACTACCTCCACGGGAATGTCCGTTGGTGCATAGGTTTACTCCGGGTATGTATATTCGGGAAATCTATATGCCGAAGGATACGATTCTGACAAGTTTGCTTCATCTCACTACGCATCCATTCTTCGTGATGAAAGGCGATGTGACTGTCTGGTATCATGGTATCCCTGCCCACCGCTACAAAACAGGCTATAGTGGCATTACAGAAGCAGGAACAAGGCGTATGCTCTACACACACAAAGACACAATCTGGACTACCTGCCATGTCACAGACTTAACTGATCCAGACGAAATTATTGACACGATCACTTCAAGAGACTTTAATCCCCACATCGCCAAGGAAGACCCAAGGGTGCAGAAGTGGCGGCATAACCGAACCGACTTAATCAAATGAGATTTCTTCTACCAAACCCATTAGGCAACGATAAACATTCTCAAATGTTTCACTCCAGCGGATTCGCTATTGCGGCTGGTGTGGTAGCTGTAGG